ACGCATGGGGCCACCCATCCGAAAGGAGCATGGCTATGGGTTTTCAGACCCTGAACAACCATGATTTGATTCGTCGTCTGCGTTGCATTGGTATTACCAATACCCTTGCACGACAAATCGTAGCGCAGTTTAACGAGTGGCGTAAACACACTGGTGATGAATGGACCTGCTCTCATATCAAGGATATGAAGGTAGATCTCATTCGTCATATTGGGGGACTCCCTCCAATTTCTCCCTGGATTGAGAGAAGAAAGGACAAAGTAACCCCCACGGGGCCCTTTGGGGCTTTGTGGGCTATTGCGAGGAAGAAACCGTTTACCGCGTTGAACGCAATAAACATCTATACCTCGCTGCTTTACAAGCCTGATGGTGAGGATATTCCTCGCATTACGCCTAAGCAGCTTAAGGGTTTTGAAGATGCGGTTCACCGCCCTCCAGTAACCCGAGATGCAGATCTCGCTTATCGTGAGCTGTTGCGGGATATGCCTATGGAATGGCATAATCCTGTGCCGGAGTTCAAGGCTCCACCTTTACTGGATGTTCCGGTAAAGCCTTACAAACGCTCGCCCATACCCCAAAGGGGAATGGTCCCGAAGGAACAGGTCTTTCCGCGAGCTCTTACAGTGTTGTCACTTGCTCCAGCATTCTACTGGAAGCACAAAGCACTGCTCGATAGTGCGCTTGGGATTGTCAAGGACCTCGTCCCAATGATGGATCCTAAGGATGGCCCGAAGAGAATACTAGAGGACGATCCCATTCCCGTGGTCCTTAACAAGCTTGTTAATTTCCACATTTCAAGGGATGGGATTTCCGACCAGCCTGGAGATATCATAGCTGGAAATGTTTCCTTCATTCAAGATTCCGGATATAAGCTTCGGCATATATTCGTGACTAATGAAATCTTACAGATTTCGTCACTGCCTCTGCAGGAATTCTTGATGCATGAGCTGAGGCATTTGCCCCAGGACGCTACCTTTGACCAGGACGCTGGAGTGCGTCGTGTTCAAGAGTATATGCGTTCAGGTTTAACTGCTCATTGCTTTGATCTCCAAAAATGCTCTGATAACCTGCCACGTTCTTTCCAAATTAGCCTATTTAGGCATTTAGGTTTGGGTGAAGAGTGGATTGAATGGTTCAGAGACGTAACGTCAGCTCGCTGGGAGTTACGTGATCGGATTCCGGTTCAACACCCGGATGGAAAGCCTACTAGTTTGCTGCCCTCATCCGCGAGGTATTCCTATCCGAAAGGAAGGATATCCTACATGAGAATGACAGTTGGGCAACAGCTCGGTTTCGGACCGAGCTTCCCCGCCTTCGCGCTCTTACACCATAGTATAATCAGAGGTATTGCACGTCGATTCGGACGACCCTTAGCTTATGTTCTGCTAGGGGATGATATCGTCATTTTCGACGACGAGCTTGCTCGTCAGTACGTGCATTACATGTCTGTCTTTGGTGTTCCGATCTCTTCATCGAAGACAATCGAATCTAAGCGTATTGCCGAGTTTGCTGGCAGAGTGATTCTACCAGACCGTGTCATAAGTACATACAAATGGCGCGGGCGTTGTTCTGATAACAACTTCCTGGACATCTGTAAGGCCTTAGGACCTCGCTCTTTGGGACTCCTACGTCCCCGACAACGGTTTATAGCCGAAGTCTTGGGATGGATTCCTGAGCCGTTTGGATTAGGCTGGAACCCAGAGGGGCTGACCTATGAATCTCGTATGAAATTCACAGAGGAGCTCTGGCTTAAGCTTATTGACGAGAAGGACATACGTGTCCGAAGTTACCAACGGAGAACGAGTAGGATGAATGCGTTAGTTTACGCTCATCCAGAGTGGACGAAGGGTCTTAATCTTCGTCCATCGGCCGACCAGGCCGATTTCCGCTCATTCCTCGAAGCATACCCTTTGAACATGAAGACACAG